AGATATAAGATGAGCGTGGTTAGTATATGACTGCTCATCGGCCCCAAAAGCTACGGCTTGGAACGTGTAATTAGAAGTGTCTAATATAGACGATGCCGAAGGTATATCAGCTAATGCCGGGTTTACCGTCATAACCGTTGCCAATACTTCTCCAAATCCGTTAGTAAACATTATGTGTAGAAAACAATCCCCGAGAATGCCATATTATCAGCGTAGCTACCCGTGGTCAGCATACCAGGGGAGTATAGGTAGCCAATTCTTGATCCGCCCTCAGGACCCATTATAGCCGCTGTAATGTTAGCATCTCGTGAGGCCAGTCCATTCACAGCGTTCTTGCCCGCAATATTATTGAAGTGTTTCAATACATCAAACAGGTCTTGTTTTGATAGTTCAACCCTATACTCTTCGCAGCCATACTTCAGATAGCTCAAGTGACACAATGGGTTGGATAATGTCCCTGCTGCAAATATCTCAGAAAGATTCTTCAAGGTCATGTCCTGAACTGTCACACTATCTACTAGCCTGAACTCATCAGGCTGCAACCCAGGAGATGGGAGCACTTCTATAACATACTCTTGATCCAGCCTATGCAGTTGACCATGGGCAGCTTGGTAATCTCTAGGAAGTCTAATCTCTCTGTTACGAGTATCGAACTTGAATTCTGCTAGATTGAAATCCTCCTCCCCCAACCCGATAACAGGTGAGCTTCGATTTGAGCCGAACTGATCCAAACATTCAAAGTTGGTTGTAGAATTGGTCGATTGAGGATCATTTTCTTTTAGAGGGTAAGCTACGGAGTGGGCATATTCAGTGAGGACATTAGACCTAGAGGCTAGCTGATCGTGCTGTATCCATTTGCCTGACGGCGTGAAACTCCACATCTTCCCTGATTCTGGCTTGGTGTGGATCCACACATTTACGCTTCTACCACCTACCGTAGTTCCAGAATCTCTGCTTATAAGACTGGTCAAACCAATCTTGTATGCATGTTCTGGGGATAAGAAGTTATTCGATATTGGGTGGGTGGAATCAGCCTCATACTTAGACAGATCAAATCTAATTCGTGTCGCAGCCCCAACGCCAGATCGCATTAGAACCAGGGTCCTATCAAACAAGAATGGGTCTTCGTAGGAGGCTTTCTGAGAGCCTGGGACCTTTAGGATGGAGAAGGAGCTATCATCCTCAGTTCCCGACGTTAGAACCAGCTCTACACCCTTCAAGATCCCGGATGTTACTCGTTCAAAGGTGCCGAGATACATGGAGGAGGGTGTGGCCGATGTAGCCTCAAAGGAAGCCGCCCCAGTGAAGGGACTACTAATCACAGTAATCTTTTCAGGAGAGGCAAACGAGGATGCTACTACCCCCGTGAGGACTCCTAAAGTATCAAAGTCGTGGTTGTATAGTATTGGCCCAAAGGTGTGTGAGAATATATTTGCACCCGCTTGCTCTTGGACATCTGGGCTAAGGCGATGCCATTGGAAGTTATTCTTATACTCGTGGTAAAGTCGGTGTAGATCCCTACCAAATTCAAAGTTATAGAAATCAGAGGTTGATTCAGGGAAGGTATACCCTGCTACAGCAGAATTATTTAGTCCGTTGGTATAAGCCTGCAAGACCCCGCTAGTTTGATTGGTCAGTAAATCTTCTAGATATCCGACAGTAGAGGCTTCCGTTGCCTCCCCAAGTTGGCGTTGAATCTCTAAGGGGCCACTAGCTAGGTAGGTGCTGAGATACTTGGCATTCTCACCAATCCTATGCATCGCAGCATAGATGCCAGGAAGTTGACCACGGTCAGTAGTCCTATCTGAATTATCTGAAAACGTTGAGTAAGATGATCTTACATTCTGAGTATTACTTACATCATACCCGTAGTATGAATTGTTGGAGGCTAAACCTTCGCATTGAGCCCAAATCGCAGGCAGGTTTATGTGACTGCTGACAGGGGTGTAAGTTAGCGAAGATGGAACCAGACCTAAAGGAAGTCCGTCCAAACTCTCGGACATATCAAACCCCACCGGCATGTTGAACCCGGTACGATCATAATATCCAGCAAACGGCATAACCTTTTCAAATGATCTTCTTCTAGCTGTGTTCCTCGGTAGGTCAGCAGTTACTATACTATTCTGAAACTCCTCAGAAACAACACTGAAGGTAGAAGATCTTCCAATAACATTCCCAGTAGGGTTTATACCCCTCTTGTAAGTGTTGAAGTTTATACCGGATGCAAAGTTGTTTCTTCCCGCTCCCACATCTACTTCTATTTTGTCCAACGCTACCAAGGGCAGATTGTTGCCGGACATAGATAGCGAATCAGCCTGATCCGATAGCTCTAGGGATAGTAGAGGTATAGAGTGGGCTGGCGCACTATTACGTATAGCTTTAGCCAACATCTCAATGGCATCCTGGGAATCCATGTCGTTCAGGCCCGTCTTAGTAAAATCAAACTCGGAAGCGTCTAATACTAATTTGAAGTGAGATGACTTACCAGACCAAAGACTAGCGTAATCAAATCTTGTATCATTTAGATTCAGAATTATTGTATCAAGATTAGGAGGACTGTTGTACCCTGACGTAAACAACAACCACGACCCAGATCTAGGCTCGTCAACATCCGCCCATGCAGCGTCGGTAACATAAGAACTGACATCTAATGCAAACTGCTGTCGGACACCGAAGCAAGCCAATCGGTCAGCAATGAAGGTAATCATCGCCGGACTTAGCTCAACATTTACATAGTAGGGATACTCTTCAAAAGGAGGAATGGAGAAATCACGACCACGGTAGTTGAATATAGCCCCGGTTGTCTTCAGCCAAGTATTGATTGGGAAATTATCAGGAAACTCTACAAGTGTTTCAAAGATGATCCTATCAACCGCAAGACGGATGTTATCATCCATACTAGAGGTTGAATACCCTTCGACCCCCATCTCTGAAGCTAAACTAGGGTTCCAAGTTTGAAAACTCTTGAAGTAAGGAGACTCCGTTGCTAGAGCATAGTAAATTAGGTAAGGGACGTAAGACTCCCAAAGCTCTGCTAGCCTACTCTCAATTGGAAACTGATCCTTCGGGAACACAGCGTTGACTGTACCCTGGATGGATCTCTTGGTGCCTATTGCCTTATAAATACTAACAGCATTTCTAAGTTGTAATCTCCAACGGTTTGGATCACTACCGTATAGGTCCCAACCAATCAATTGTGCTATCAAAGGTAGGAACTCATCTGGGCAGTCTTCAATGTCATACAGAGTAGCTATCTGCTCCGTCTGGTTGTTGATATCAAACGCTAAGAAGGATAAAGCTCGTATCAGCCTAGCAAAAGGACCACTCTCTACGGGGTCAGCAAATTGCAAGGAGTTTTCCATGAAAGTTTCAAACTTATCCCGAATAGTAAAGTCGGACCTGTCCGTGTGAAGTGGGGAGTAAATAACGTCAACCCAAGTTTGGAGCTTTTCTAGTTGCTGAGATCCGCTAAGGTGATACTCAGTCCCAGGAGCGAATAAAGCAGACGGGTAGTAATCAGTAAGACCATTACGCCAAACATGCTCGCATAAGCCTTTGATACCATCATTTATCTTTACAGGAGTTCCCTCGTATAAGCTACTAACTAAAAGCCCTTGAACATAGGAGGAGGGGTCATAGGTGGTTCCATCCGTATTCAGGAAATACATCCAAGATAGTTTGTTGATCAAGTAGTTGTGGATACTTGATGAATCACCTATCGAACCAAAGTAAGACGTATCAGGATTGTTTAGGGTTATAGCCGGAAGTAAAGTCCCAGATACAAAAGTTTCAAATTCCAAAGAATTCTCAAAAGATTTGAAAGTTCTGTTGAAGTAACTAAGGACTTCATTTTCAAACTCTTGAGTAGTAATATTAGTTAGTTCATTCTGTTTTACGAAGAAGGGTGCAATACCTTCTAAGGTATCTATAGTATCGTAAACTGAACCAACTACCGCACTGACATTTAGGATAGAGGAAAAGTCTGATGCTATATCTAAATGAGAGTTTATAATTACGTCTACGACATCATCCTCTTTGGGGGTGCCATCTACATCATCCTCGTAAAGATAGGATGGCAATATGTATTTTATAGCCTCAAAGTAATTGGGCTTGAAATAATTCTGATTACGTAAGTAAGTCTTTCCTGACATTATAAGTAGTCTACCTTGATTGTCAGATTATTCAGTTGGATTATTTCATTGAAACCAACCGTGATAGCGGATTCAACATTGTCCACCGTGGCATATCGGATATTAGTCTGGTCCTCAAGGAGGACTCGGATAACATCTTGGGGTACGAAAGGCTCGGCAAAGTCGGTGTTGTCAATGTTCATGTAGGATTCAATAGACCCTCTAGCACTCTGTATCAGGACAGCCTCCTGCCTTTTGAACTTCTTATCAACGGTTAGGGTAATCACAAGATCCAAAGTCCTGATTAGCCCGTCCACAACCACAACCTCATCCGTAAGCATTTTCTTAGGATCAATAGCCTCTAGCAGCTGCCTCTTGTATTCGTTGGTAGCACGCCTTAGCTGACGATCTGAGGCTCTTTCTAGGATGAACAGGTCAATGATGTTGGCAGACGAGAACGCTCGTCTAACCGTAGCTGTAGCCTTACCAGTGGACCCATAGTTGGATGC